CTTCCACTCTTTGCGCTAACTGCTCATTCGATAGATAAAATTAAAGAAGAATGCGAACAAGTTGGTTTTGATTATATTCTTAATAAACCATTTACAGAAAAAGATGTTCAAATTATTAATCTATTTCTTAAGAATAAAAATTAAAAACAAATTGTATATTTTTATAATAAAATCAATTATTTTTAAACATAAGATTAATATAAAAATAATTGGGAAAAATTACAAAAAGGAGTTATCTATGCCTAATGTTAATCTTCAAATCCAACTCACTGAGCCCGGTGCGGATAATATCTTAGAATCATTTATAAAAACAGGTCGCTTCCAGTTAATTGATACCCTCGTAACGGCTGAAGTATTAAATTATTTTATAAATTATTTAAAAAAACTAACTGAGAAGCTAAAAGGCTGGGATCATAGAGTCTATTTTGAAAATGTCACTTTTAATCTTAATGATTCAGAGCAAGCTTATCGAGATGAGAAAGTTACACAACTATTAGATGAAATATTTTATTTTTCATCGAGATGGTCTGTTATTGCATTGGATAATGTGAGAGTTTTACAAGATGAAAATCATTATCCACTCAGTTCAAATGTTATATTGGAGTTACTAACTCGATTTACCCCACCTCAGCGTAGCAATTTATTCATTAGCCACCAGCTCATTATAAAGAATACTGAGTTTCATTCATGGTGCTGGATACATTTTTTAATTACGCGACCTCAATTCCGTACCTTGGTGTTGGAATTATTAGATGATGACGAGTTGGAAGATAATCTAATGCTACTTTTCGAGTCGTTACATTACGCTAAAATTAAGGTCTTAGAGATTAAAAATACTAATCTTAGTTTGGAATGTTATCAAGCGTTAAATGAATTAATTACTAAAAACTACTATATTGAAGAGCTGAAAATCAATGAACCGACTGATCCTGAATCACGGGTAATCTTCCAAGAAATTAACGAATGCTTATCTAAGGATGAAACCGGACAGCAACGTTTTGATAGGGAAAGATTTAATCAAGATGAATTTTTAAGATTATTCAATAAGGTGAAAAATGCCTTAGAACATGAAACCGATGAAGAGAAGATTATACAATTTAAAAAAGAATTAAAATTCATTTTAGAACAAAAAAAGATGGAGGGTAATAAAATTGTTCGAGAGGAAATTAAATTTAATCCTATGGCGATCATTCCTAAAGATCATGCGGTGTATTACGATCATGCAGAATATATTGTAGGCCGTTTACCTTTATTTAGATTAGATTTAAACCGTTCTATTGATAACCAGGTCAATACTTTAGGTTATTACTTATTAGAAGAGGCCTTAAAGAACAATGATCATTTTATGATGAACTGTCTTCTAGATAATGGAACTGCTAATTTATTTGAGCAGCAAGCGGGAGAAAAACCTTTATTATTGCAGATCTATGAAAATCCTGATTTTAAAAAGGTTATTTTAGACCATATTTATTCTCGTCAAACCTTAATCACTCTAGCCCAAGAAGTTTTAAAAAACTACTCCGAATCCCAGAGTATAATGGTTGAACTGGCATATGCTCTTATAAACTATACTAAAAGATTAGAAAAAATAATTGATTCCTATAAGTTAAGTGGTTTTGAACGGTTACTGAATCGATTAAGAGAAAGATTTGAATTAGCCAATCCTTCTAAGCAAAGAGAGCAAGAGTTTATCGAGATCTATTGGAGAATCGGTAAAAGTCTCACACTATTTCATAATGCTGGAAACGTGACAGTGCAGTCAATATCTAATGCGCAAAGTACACTCGATGAAATAATTGCTATTTCAGAGCATGCGGATTCAGGTTGGTTACGTGGATCGGAGTTGCATTATAAATTAACCAAAAGATTAGACTTACTGAAGGATTCTATGGATAAGAATATAAAATCATTGACGAAGCAAGCGCAAGAATCGATACATACTGTTAAGATAAATGAAGACTTAGAAATTAATTTTACAGAAGTTAAAAAAGAAAAAACTGATCAAAAAACTAACATAATGCAAGAATGTTTACAAAACCAAACTCAATTTAAAACGACATTAACAATGCAACAAGCTATGGAATTAAAAAAAATTAGTAAAAATTCTGAGGTACTTGAGTCAGAACCTGGGCCCAGTACCCGGTTTTCTCCAAGACTCTGAACTAAAATCAACGGGACTATTAGGGATGCAAAATAAACTATGGAAAGATTTAACCAACAGATTAGCTCAAGAGCCCTTTGAAAGGATATACTGGGGGTGGGGCCCTCAATGGGTTAGCTTTATTAAGATAGATTCTCCCATCACAGTGGACAAACCTTTGTGGGCTCACGAGGAAACTAACCTTGACAATATACGGCTATTTGACCTAACTCCGGATCAACTGCAACGTGAGATCATTCGTTATTGGCAGCAACCCTTTTGGAAGAGATGGTTCTTAAGCTTATTGACCTCTATTAATCGTAAAATTAAACTCTGGTCTTATTATCACCGCTGTTTAGCGGTTCGTACGGCTTGCATAGAAAATATATATAGAATAGATAAACTCACTGATTCTTTATTTGAACAATATCTAGGTGAAGAGGTTGTGGAAAGGTTATATCGAACTACATTGAAACTTACTAAATATTTAGAGAAACATGCTGGAGATTTTAAATTCGAAGAAAATGGTGTTGATTTTTATCTTAGGGGGAACAGGAGATTTTTTAAAAAATTAATGAATAAAAAATTAGCTTCATTGGATATTGAAAACAAAGCTAATTTACAAAAGCGACTCGAAAAAGAATTTGATAGACACAAAATGATGTTATTTAGTTATTTAGCTGATTGGGAAAAAAAGATTTTTGATGAACCTATTTATTTTGATAAACCCATTCCGTTTGATACCTGTATTGATCCTCGTACTGGTAAGAAAATGACTTACTCAACACAATCAATAGAAGAATGGGTTAAGCTAAAACGGCAAATATTTGGATCGATGTTGCAAGAGGAAGCGCCTGAGGAATTTCTTAACATCAAAGCTTTCCTAGAATCGACGCTATCGACGATCAAACAATTATTCAATCAACAATTAGAACGTTATGAAAAATTGATTTTCAAGGTCAGATGCGATCGACTTGCGGCGGAGAAAGCCATCCAACAAGCCAATATTTTACAGAAATATTTTATTATTTTTAAGAAGATCGTTTTCCTATTTCATCCAGATAAATCATTTGGAAATGAAAACCTGCGTGCGATACAAACCGAACTATTTAAAGAATATAGCTGTTTAGCCAAAGATTCAATAGAGAAAATACAACAAGGCTTGCAGACATTAGAAGAGTGTTTAATCACACAAAAAAATAAATTAGCGTTTCAAGAAATGAAAAACGGGTTTAATTCACGCATAGTAGAGTTAAAAAAAATAATACATGATCTCAATGATCGAATTGAAGTAGTTAGATATAAAATTAGAACTAATTATAAAGAAACTGAACTAGAGGTGGATGAAGAAATCGAGCAAATTGAAATAGAGATAGAGGAGATGAGGTATAACTATAGTGAATTTCTTAAACCACGATCTCCATTAAAACTTACATTTAAACCTTCCATGAACTATTTAGAGCAAGATGAACCAAAAGAAGAAGTTTATGAAACCTATGAAGCAAAAAGCGATTATCTAAATAAGAAAACTTATGCTCGATATACACCGGTATTTTAATTACTCAGCTTGAAAATGAGCATCAGGCCAAACAGGTACATTGATCTCTTGTAAGGGCGCTCTCCAGGCACAACTGGCTATCCAGCCAATCATGATTCCTAGCGTTAAGAGTAATGCTATTTTTTTTATCATTATTGATCCTAATTTTTAACTGTAATAAATAATCTCGGTTTGTTCACTAATGAGGTGATGCTCTATAGCTAAGGTCATGGTTTGATAGGCATCTACGGCATGGGAGGTCCAATCATGTAAAGGATGATCTTTATAAATATTGTTTTTTTCATCAAAGACTTTGGAATAATTGGCAAGACAGTCAATGAGACGTTCAGTATTCTCTTTATTAAATTGAGTGCGATAGAGCATTCGTCGCATCAGATTAATGGCATCGATCTTGCGCTGCGGTTTAGGAACACAATACGCCGCTTCCCCTAACTCCTGAAAAATATCCTGTGCATTTTTAGTGGTGGCTTTATCTCGATTCTTGCCATCATGCGGTAAATAATGACTGTGTAAGCGCAGATAATGTTTATTACAAAAGCGATGAGCCTCATCAATGTAATAGTGTATGGGATGATTATTACCTTCAAGGTAATAAATAATATCCGGATTATGTTGATGATCGAACTGAACTAGAATAACCGCTGTTGAATCATTAACACCCAGATCATAAAACGCATAAACTATAGTTTTGGGTAAAATCAGATGGGAAATGATCCGTTTGTTTTCTTCGAGACTGAGTATTTCTCTAGAAAAGTATAATCGTTCATGCTGTACGGTAATAACCGAGTAGTATTCTTGTTGGATTAAAAACTCTGGCATCCCGGCTTTACGATCTTCTTCGATCATCTCATCAGTAATGTAACGATGACCTTTTTCATCTTTTAAACTGTCTACACTATCGATTCGCCAAATCCAAGCAGGATTAGTTTTAATGGATTGTAAATACCGATAAGCATGATTCATGCCATTAAAGGTGGTTTGCAAAATAAACCAACCCTTATTTTGTCTGAAAACCGGCATAAGGATATGCAATACTCTCGGATCAGAAAAGGCGTATTCTGAAAATACCGCGCCCAGTACATTCACGCCTCTTAATTTATCTGGATCAATATCAGAACCCAGAATACGAATAACTGACCCATTCATAAGTTGTATCGTCATATCCTGCTGATTGAGATGCTTAATACAACGCTTAGGGATCATATCCAGAAAACGTAAACTTCTTCCTTCTTGTTGATCATTCAATAAGACTGCACCTTCCCAAAGCACTAAACGTGCCCTGACATTGGTAGGATAGATCATTAAATACAGTCCTGGCTGGATTAGCGCACCTTGTATCAATAAATTCCATGATTCCATCTCTTTTCCAGCACGGCGTGGTCGCACTAAAAAGAAACGCTTGTATCCTTCTTTAAAAAGCTTATCTTGAATCTCTCTTTGATAAGGACGTAAGGTTACTAGAGGTAATGTAATCGTTTCGTCTTTTCCAAAATAAAGCGTTAAATTGCCTTCCTCATTACGCCGACAAGTAAATTGATCTTTTGAACGTATCATTGCCTTTAGCGTGAAATCACGAATCTGTTGATGAATTAAATTTTTTTTAGGGACTAGAGATTCCATCGTTAATATTTAATAAAATAATGAAAAACTAGGCTTGGCTGCATCACATTAAAAGGCCGACTATTTCCTGTTGATTGAGTGGTAAAGATGGCTTCACCTCCAGTGACATCATTACCCTCTGCACCACCGATGGCATGAGGAACCCCTGCATCAAAATGATGGGTATGGGAAACTAATTCATCGAGCGTCATGGTATGTTGCTCTTCGCCACCTTGACTACCCACGGTATTGCCTAAAATGGAAGTTGTCTGGCCACCCGAGCCCACAGGAACTCGTCTTGCCATATTTGGAATATTAAAGGTCGTGCTTTCATCGCCCGGACCAAACTGTGTGCCAATCACATTAAAAAGATCAGCATAGTCTTTTCGATTAATTGCTCGTCCATCACAGTATAAAAAGCCAGCGCGTTCTGTTTCTTTTCGCGCTGAAACTAACAGATCACCGGTTTGGTAAACGGAATGAGTTAACAGATCATTTAAAACATTGCCTACAGTCGTTTTAATGTTCTTATAAATAAATCCAACATAATCAGCACCGCCATTTTTTCATCACTGGCTTGTAACTTATTTAAAAAGGCTTGTAAGGTTTGTCCTTGTTGGTTTATTACATCAAAATAACCCAATAAATGTGTTCCATCTCCTCCATGGGAAGCTTGACTACTGAGTTCAGACCGCAAAGTACTGATATCGGTGTTTTCGATTTGTGCGGCAATAATTCGCTTGCCTTGACTCACCCAAACTTGATTATCTTCTGAGGTCAATACCGGTAATTTATTGGATAAGTTGGAGGTTAAGTAACTGTTGATAATATATTGCAAGCATTCCGTCGAGAGTTGGGTGTTAAATTGTTGCATAATCAATAACACGCGCTGAAAAGCCGCATCTAATGTGTGCCCGTTGAAACTTTGGGCATTACCAAATTCCGTTTCGATACCAATTTGCATAGTACGCACTAACGTGACAATAGCCCCTGCGGGTGGGATTTTTTCTTTAGCAAAGGTAATGGTTCCTCCTGTCATTGTACCCACCGCTTGGACGGTATAATCTTGGTTTAAAATGCAACTATCTTTATCAGGATTGGCTTCATCACCCGATTTGGTGACATAAACCGCAATATCTTCTGGGATTAAGATCAAATAGGTATAAGTGAATACAGAAGTTTTACCATCTGCGATCGTTTGATTGATGGTATTTTGTTGAGGTAATGTTGTTTTCTGCATTTTTATCTTTTTTTGTTTTTTTATCTCTCAACGCCCGTAATAGAGCTTTTGTCCGGATTCTAAATAGGTTTTATCACCCAATAATTGATTTAAATAAGGACCTATCACCGGCATCGTATCAATAGGTGAAATATTCTTTGCTAGGGTCTTAATATTTTTAGCGGCTTGTTTAGGATTTAAGGTAACCGTGGAGGATCCTAATGCAGCAATACTGGATAAAAAGTTAATGCTAGGAGATGAAAACAAATTCTGGATTAAATGTTTATCTTGGTACTTCGGATCAAAGACTTGCATGAAAATCCCCAAATTGGGTTGTACAAGATCGATTAAATAATCCATTTTTTCTTGTCGATTCATTGCAGAAAACAAGGGCATGCTTTTACCATGAGCCAAATTATCGAAGTAGTTAGCCAAGTAACTTAAAGGCAATGTCGCAGCGACTAACGATAATCCCCATCGTAAGCGCATTTGGGTATTTCTGGCATCTTGATACCCTTGCATTAAAATTTTATCGGCAAAATTAATAGCAAACCCTTTAAATTGCATGACCATGCGCAGGGCTTCACCCATGATTGTTCCAGGACGTGTTCCATAGTACATAAAAGCTTTAGTAAAATTATCCGGCATTAATACGGCATTATCAGCTGCCATGGAAAAAATGGAGAATACCTTGCGATAGAGATCAGTGCGCATTTCATAAAGCGGTTTACTATGTCCATATAAGTTTTTTAATTCATCATCAGTAATGGCATCCACATTCGCCGTAGTAAATAAGTTGGATTGATTTTTAGTTCTAAGCAAATCCCATTCTTTTTCTTCTAAACCATATTTTTGTAATTGAAAACGCGTCTGGGTTTTTAAATCTTTCCATGCCTGTCCTCGTTGTTGATACAATCCCTTGGCTATAATGTGCATTAAGGAATGACGATTTCCTTTATCAAAGGATTCCAGTAAATTAGTCCGAAAGAAATGTGTCGTGACTTTATGAATGAGTTCTGTGCCATTACTAAGATCAGCAAAGCGCGCCATGTAACCTAAATGACTATCGGCTAATAACTTAAATTGTTTGGCAATAAACCTTCTTTCGTCATCGGCTAAGACATCACAGGTGTGACTTAACGTATAGGCTAAACTTTTAAAGTAAGAATTCCCCCAACGTTGTGCGAAAGAGGCTATATAAGAAGCATCCGGTAGACTTCGTAAAACAATAGTCGGTAATCGTGCTATGGCACCTAACGAGCGAATGTTCGCTCCAAAAGCCGCTAAACTTGGACTAACTGCCGTTTGGTCTTGCTGTAAGGATTGTTTTAATAGTCTATCGGTATGTTCATACCATAAAGCACTTTTAGGAGATTTTTCTTGCTGAACGTTTCTCAAATCGTTATAGACCGATAAAGGTGCATCTCCCATCAATTCTGCCGTTCCAATTTTATTGGCAGAATTATTGAGATCACCGACCAGGGCTTGAAAGAGATTGCCTTTACCATATTCGCGACTGTAATTTAAAAAAGATTCATGATCTTTCCAGTAAAAGAATAGATGCGCTTTTTTCTCTACTGCCTTTCGATCATTGGCCACAACCGAGCGGGTAAAGATTTCACTTTTACCCAGGGTAATATTATTAAAAATGGAACTTAAATGTTGCTCTATTTCGTTGCTTGGTAAGTTTTGACCAAACGTTTTTTCCAGATCAAGCTGGGATTTAATAAACTGAATCCAGCGTTGTTTAGAAGCCTCTTTCTCTTTATTTTTTAATTTATAGAGCTTAACCGCACTTCGTCCACCCTGGTTTAATAATCCAGCATCATGAACGGCACGAATAAAACGATCCTTATTGACTTCACGTAAACGCAAAGCATTCGAAATAATCAGCTCAGGATTGCGTATATCCATATAATCATTGATTTGCTTTGCAAGCTTTTTAGCTAACTCAGGCGATGCTTTTCCATCTAAAGCCCGCGCAATAGAAATATCGTTGTCTTTATTCTGTAAATAACTTAATTCCTCATCCGATATTCCTTGGAATAAGGCTTTAAATAAACGTTGCTGTGCTGCTTTCTGATAAGCAGGCAGGTTTTGATCAAGATTAGTGTAGCGTTGTGCAAGAAGAGAGCGCAGATTAATATTTTTGGTTTTTAAAGTATCCGCTAAGGCATCAAACTTACGCGTATTGTTCTGTGTAACTAACGCCTCTTCGAAGAAAGTTTGTAAATGTTCATCATTAACCTCTTTAATGGCTTTATCAATCGCTTGTTGACTACGTAAACTATCAAAGCTTTTTGCTTTGGTTACTACTTGATTGACATACTCTCGTAAATCATCTTCTTTGAAATTTTTGAGATATTTTAGTGCTTCATCAAAACAATGTTGTTTCAGAGCTCACCCCCAAGACAATGCATCAAATCCGTAAATAACTTGGATTTACTTTTAAATTCCTGATATTTTTTAAAGGTGGGATGCGCTTTATCAAGAATAGCATCTTGTTTCTTTAAGGTTTCTTGATAGTGTTTAAATTGATCTTGCACGGTTGATTGGGTTTTTAAGTCCTGATGAGACCATTGATTTTCGATGCGTTGTTTCAAATAATCTTTAACAGAATCACTATTGGCTAAAGGTTCAGGGCCTGACTCAAGATGATCAATGATTGTGGATAGAAAAGACTTCCAATCATGATTTCTTTTACTTTCAAGTTCATTGACAATCCCTTTTAATCCTTCACTTAAATCAGGATTTTGTTTTAAGCGATCTAAAGCATTCTTTTGAATAAAGTGAGATAAAGCATCCGCGTTATTTAAACCTTCTCTTGCGAGTAGCTCTTCTGGAATCACCGACTGTAACGCTTTAATATCACTCGGTGTTAATAATGGAATGTTAATTTGGTTTTTTACGGGATCAATTGCAATATCTGGATTATTTTTCTTAATGGCCTCAATGGTCTCTTCGACATTTTGTTTAAAAAGTTTGGATTGAATAACGCCTGCTGCAAAAGGTACTAAACTGAGTGTTAATCCAAAACCACCGGCTATACTGGTTGCTTTAATCAAATGAGAAACATTCAACTTATCGTCAGTTATGGACTCAGCAAGGTTCTCAGGGAGTAATGAAGTGGCCGCAGCACTACCACCTGTTAATATTTTTTCACTTAAACTTCCAACCGTCTCTTTAGAAAACTGAGTGATTGTTTTACCCGCTAAATGGGATAAGAATTCCGGTGCTAAAGCAGAAGCCCCTTTGACTGTGCCTTTAGCGAGTAATCCACCGGCACTCCCCAATGCCATATTAATGGGATTTAAAGCAAAGCCGAGTATTGATGCAATACCATCGCCTACTTTTTGTGTCACAGGTAATCCGGATATTTCAGTCACATTTTGTAGGGCATGATAGATATCATCAAGTGATGAAAAATGCGGATGCATTCCTGCCAAGGGTGCTATTTTTTGTAGCGCCATTTCAGGTTCTATCAGTTGTTTTAAAAAATGACCGCTAATAGAGGCACTAAAGCTAGGTGATGTAAACTCAGCTTGTTCTTGATAACTTTCTCTAAAGTTAGGTTTGACAACGGCATGACTTAATAACATGTTTATTCCTTATGCGCATAAGCGAGTAAACTATCGGTAAAAGGTTGCGAATAAATCAGGTGACCTGCCGCATCGGTTGCAATAATTAAACCATCCGGCGTATTCGTGACCGTGATAGGATTACGATCTACATTAAAAAATTCACTGATGTGATTTTTCATTTCCTCCCAACCGGCCTTAATTTCCCATCCGGTTGGAAAACCGGCTGCGTTAATGGCTTTATCTTTGGCTTTTTCAAATAAAGTCTCTCGAATCGGTGTATGAGTGGGTGTAATAGGAAAACCTAATGCTTGATACGCTTGATTACGCACATGATCGGCTAAGCGTCCGGCTTCACCGGAGGTAAGGTTTAACTGATTTAAATTAAAGATATAATAAGGACCACTCGTAATCTGATAAGCATGCTCAAAATGATCATTAAAACGTTGAATATATTCATTGACATTTTTTAAAGCTAAATCATTGTGAATGAGTCCTTGATACTTCACATAATTCATTGCCATGTTCACGATACTCGATGTCCGTGAAGGATCGCCAGATTGATCAATGTAATTGAAGATATCCGCATTATGCGCACTGAATTGTGCAACTATGATATTTTTTAGTGATTTATCACTGACATCAGAATCTTTAACATTTGCAATCCCTATTTTTGAAAAATCCTGACCGGTTTGATTAGCGCTAATCAGTTGTCTTAAAAATGAAACATCCGTATGGTCTTGTAACATCCCCACGGTATAAGCGACTTCTTGTTCAAGTGGTTTTTTAAGACTCGCCGCTAAATAAACTTTATTCGCGGAATCATGTTTGTCTAAAACCTGTAATAAACTATCGGGATCTGCACCTTGAATAAAAGCCGATTGGGCTTGTTGTTTTAAGTCATTTGGAATCGGTTGAATAAAGTGATTATCGATATGCATCGCATGACCGAGTTGCACCGACCGCGAAATATAGTCATTGTAAGCCGCGCGCGGGTCGACACCGTTATAATTCATGGCATACTCTTTGAGTAATGCTTGTCCTTGCGGTGTCTCTTGAATAATTCTTACATACTCTCCACTATGGAAGCTGTCAAGTAGATGCTGCAAGGCAGCATTTTCACCTTTTTCAGCTTGCGTTAATAAACTGTTTTTTGTGTTTAATTCATTTAAACGTTGCTTGAGTAACTGCCAATTTTCACCGTTATTAAATAAACCTCTTATTTTTTGTATGCCTTGGGCAAATAAAGTAACTTCATTTAAATGGTCCGGTGTTAATTTCATCCACGCTAAAGAATTAATCGCATTTCCTTTCACTAAATCGGATTTAATACCCTGCATCGTCAAATCATTGTCATAATGATTTTGCAGTTGTAAGGTATCTTGTGAGATAGGCGTCTTGGATTTATCAATACTTCCTGCAAAAGGAGAGGCTAAAGCAATCTGTAAATCGGCAGAACGAGCTGAAGGGTTTTGTTGCAATTGATGTAATGCCTGTAGGCTGTCCATCGTATGCGATAATGTTTGAAACAAGACACTGCCTTGTTTAGGCGTAATGATACGTCCGAGTAAAGCCTTCTCAACGGTTTGATGCGCTAGATCGAGCTTTTGCTGAAACAATTTTTCATCATTGACCGAAGTATAAAGATCTTTTAGAACATTTGGCCATTCGGTATAAAAAGCACTTTGTAGCTTTAACTGACTGGTTTGATAATCGGTTAATTGGGCTTGTCGATTAATCTGCTCCAGACCTGATTTTAATAAATAATCTAATTGGCTTTTAGTTTTATTATTAACCGGTGTCGTGTTTTTAATGTTGTCGAACTGTTGTTGCGATGCTTGAGCAATTTGATTAGCTAATTGCGGATGCGTTTTTAATTGTAAGAGAGCGTTATTTTTAATCTCGGTTGCACTGCTGGTGGCTTGCAATAAAAAGGCAGCACTTTTTTCTTGTTGAATTTGCTTGGCCGTTTGCATGAGGCCTTGCGATACTTGACCCAATACCTGCGCTTCTGATTCCAAGCCTTTGGCAGCACTTGTTGTTGGAATATCCCTAAGGATGGGCTGTTCATTTTGAAATTGGGATAAAGAGGCTGCCATTTATTTAGCGCTCATGCTGTTAAATTTTGCAAAAGACAAACCTAAACTGGCCACATCACCAAACAATTGACTGTACAAACTATTTCTGACATTACGTTTCTCAATATCGATGGCAGTATCAGATAGTTTCTTTTCAATATCCAAATTTTTTTGTTGTCTAGCCGCAATATTCTCGGTATTCCGCTGCACCGCATTAAAACTCGGCGATGAAAACGCTACACCACGGGTTGTCATCTGTGCAGTTTGGCGTTGTATCACTTTATTGAGATTATCTAAATTGCTTAAGGTTTTCTGTTGGTACTGCAATTCATTTTGTTTCGCTTGAAGATCGAGTTGTTTTTCTTTTCCCTCGGCGGCTTGTACTTGCATCACGCCTTCACCGACCTCCATGGCAGCCGCTGTTGCTAATATCAGTAAACTGGCTTGTGGCATAAAGCTCCTAAATCATTGTTGTGTTTATTTGATAAGCAATCGAAGTAATCTGTAAGTCAAAGGGAGCCTGTTGAGTAATCGAAAAGGTTTTATGTCGACTCCAACCAAAAACGGGGGAAATAATGGCAGTCCCCGAGCTCGGATGTAACTCATCGCCTTTTTGAATATTTAAAAAGATCTGATAATTGACAAGTTGATCGTTAATATAGAAATTAAGTGACCCATAATACTCGATATAAATCTTAGTAATTTTTTTCATTAAATCCGCATGTTGAGGCCCCCCATAAAAGTACATCGGTCTGATTTCAACCGGATACAATAGACCAATAAAACAATTACCCGTTTTTTTATCAGGATTATGCACCTGGATACTTCCCTTTTTGACAGGATAGATGCCATAGTCTTCTTGATTAAACAGGACCTGTACATCTAAACCTTCAAAACGTTCTAAATTTTTTATACTTCCATGTTCTTCTAGTCGCTTTTCTTCAAAACCATCCAACTTAATATCAGAAACTAATTTTTCTAAAACCACTTGCTGGCTATTGGAATATTTTTTTAAAAGATAAATGGTATTATCAATCGCAATCATATCCTGTATTTCTATTTGCTTGTGAGCCGAAAAAGGTGTTAAAGCTGCTAAATTAATTTCATGACCAAATTGAAAGGTGGTAATTGTGTGATCAGGATTTAAAAAATAAATGAAATTATCTTGAGATTGCTCGGTACCGCGTAATAACACGGCTTTGATTGGATTTTTAACTAAGTGACTTGCGGTTTGACTGACATTACTCGCTAAATAACTTTGACCAATGCCTTGAAAACGAAAGTTAATAATGGCATTGCCGGTTTTATTCACATAATAACTATCGTTTAAATAACTAATAGGTTTTAATTTATCCGATACACCGAAAGCCGATTGTTGACGGATTGAGAAAGTACTGGGTGTTAATCCAATATTTTGTTCTTGTGGGGCTACAAACTCATAATTAGCGGTATAAATCTCTAATTCTTTGCCGCCGTTCATCCAGACAATACCCCCAGAATCACTTTGCCCTAAGGTGTAAATAATGGCATCCGTATCTTGACCCGTGCCTACATCAAAATTAACCGGCTGATTAATTTTAGAACCAAAGATCGTATTATTGAGTGTCTTCGTTCGTGCAAACCAAAGTCTGTTTTGAAAATAAATCACTTTACTGGGATAACCCATCGTGGGTGAAAAGGTTGGTTTACGAACAGAGTATTGTGTTGCTGAAGTTGAAGCACCGTTAATTAAAAAAGGAATCTGAACTTTTCCTGAAAGGATCGCCGTGTTTCCTTGATAACTCACTTCTGTGATGATGGCATAGCCCAAAGGCGAAACATCACTGGTTCCTCCTCCTATGATTTGACCACCTACCCAATCATTATTAAACCCAGGAGAATCCGTTAATGTCAGTGAAATGTAATGTGCATCGCCTATTACAGAAGCATTGCCTCTGTTGTAAATCACATCGCCAAAATCATACGCCGGCAACGGATAAAGATTCAATATTTCATACGCAAAGGATAACGTTTTGTAATTGGTTATGGTAATACGTGATGGAGGATAATCAGGATGAGCCAAAATAAGTGAATCATTGTCATTGGTATAATCCAAATCATTCAATTCTGAAGAAGCATAAGGTGTTGTCAGGGTTTGTAAAAATTGAATTTCAGGCGTGTTTCCTTGCTTAATCGCATAAATATCCATGCGGTGATCGCCACTGATAAGACAATAAAACTGTTCGTTCTTATCCTGAAAACCATACAGTTTAGAATTGGGGTCGCTCTTTTGTGTTTGAATGAGAAATTGAGTGCCTTTTCTTTTCTTAGCCAAACCGGTTGTACCCACTTCAATATTTAATAAGGATTGAGCAGCGGTTAAATAATCTTTAAAGTCAGTGCGATGATAATTCACCGCATCGACCTCGCCGCTACTAAACATCGTTTGACGAATAAGTTCCATTTAAACAACCCTTATTCGGTCAAAATCATTGAAGGGTGCGGTTTTTATTCCTTGCTCCATACTTTCTAACAATAAGGCATTCATTTTTTCTTGTTGGTACTTACTTTCTAATAAATGCGCTAATTGAACATTTTGCGTCAGCGAAATCGCACTATCCGCTGCGGCATATAAAGCCAATACCCGCGCAAAATAAGTGGGCATCACCGCATAATCAACCGTATTAACGGTATAGTAATAAGCAAAGGGTTTACTGTGACTCAGGATATAACCATCGATAAGTGCATAATCACTCAACTGACTTCTAGAATGAAGGAATCGTCCAAAGTCATAAGGTAATTGATAGGTATAAGGATATTCCGGTGAAAAGTTTTCTGTGAGTGGCGTACTATCCTCTCGATATTTCATGGCAAAATGCCAATTCGTCGTTAATAATAGATTCGGTAATAAGTTATCCAATTTTGCTGCAATAAATTTGGCGGCATCACTTTCATTCACTGTCGCAACGGATAATAACCCTAATTCCAATAAGGCTTGATTGATTAGGGTTAACTTTGACAGGGATAAAGGCATATTATTCCTCGTGAGGAGGAGTTGGCGGTTTGGGATCAATCATCTTAATAAGTTGAATGGAAGGAGGATCGGTTTCTTTAGCCATATTCTTGACTAGAAACAAATTACTTTGCTTATTACTATAGTTGATAAATACCCAATCCAGTTCTTTAATTTGTTTTTGCTCATACAAATCATCGATGTAACCCGGTTTCGTTAAAGTCGCTTCATCATCTGTCGTACTTGCAGCAAAAATAGCCGGTGCAGTCCCTAACAATCCTCCATTTAAAGGTGTGAAGGTTTCAAAAGGCGATAAATTCATAAAGATCCTTAATTTTTTGAGTGTTTGAGATCGGCCGTGATGAGTGCAATACCACGCGGCTGAATGATCTTGGCACCTGTTGTTAATGAGGTAAGTAATTCCCAACGGTCTTGATGGGGAAGCCAAGTAATGCTGGTTGAAATATCTCGGTTATAGCCTTGAACAATCGCATCTCGATGAACAACGGGTACTAAATATTTAAAGATAGCTTTATCATCTGCAACACGAGGAATACTATTAATCCCATTTTCACCTAAAAACCTAAAATCAATGTCTAAATACACTTTGATTTTGTTGTTGATTAACGGTTTAACATCATTATAGAAAAAGTTAGTAACTTGTTTATCTCCGTACAAAGAAGGCTTTAATAAAGCGGGAACCCAGGTGCTTACCTGAAGATCATGCACATCCATACTCTGACTTTCTAAATAAGAAATCGCTAATGCATACTTTTCTTCGTTGATTCCGGTATTAACCCCAACGTCGACTGGTATGGTATGGATCTTTCCTGCTATAAAATCCGGATCACTGAAAATGGCATTGATCTTGATGTAATCCGTTAAGCGAGCCGCCGCTAAACCATGTAATTTGGAATGATCTAAGATCTTATCGAAGTTATAGAGCGTTTTTTCGCCACCCCCTATGACAGTTTTTAAATGATAGTCGTTGGTTGGGACTTGTATATTGGTTTCATTAACTGGTGTCACATAGATATCGGTCGGTGAAAAATGGGTTTGATTCATTTCCACCAGATCGGACATGGGAATATTCAGATGCGTCCCACGTAAACCATGGCGTTCTTCAATGGTATCTTGGAGCTTTAAACGATTTTGATATTGTAACGTAACTTGAGTTTCAAACAGTTGGCATGCGGCTTCTAAGTTAATCTCAGACATAAAAACAACCTGATAAATAAAAGAACTTCATTTATCAGGTTGCCCAGGAAAGGGGCTGATAAGACCCATCGACTTAAGATTTAGGAATTTAGCTAAATATTTTTAAGTCGATAAATCCATTTTAATTATCCCGCAAAATAGGGCAAGGTACATTATAGAGTATTAATATTATCTTAATTAAGAATTAGTAAACTATTTCTTAATATTAATCACAAATAAGTATTATGAAAAACAATACCTGCCTTACGTATAAAGATTTGAAAAAAATGGATCAACTTTTGGAAGCACCTACTTCTGTTGAATCAAAGCATAACTTAACAGAACTTGATCAATTAGCTATTAAGGTAATTGCTGATATACATCAATATCCTACTCGATTTTTTTATAATTTAAGAGGATTTGATAATAAAGAAGAAAAATATTCTGAAAATTCGAGGGAGCCACTTAATTTAGTAAACGCACGATAGAATTTTAAATTCAAATATGACTTCCTGTTTTAAAAAATAATAATTATTTCTTAAGTTGATAAATTAACGCCCAAAAAGGATAAGATATATTATATGAAATTAATATTTCCTTATCCTTAATTTTTTAGATTTATTCTATTTTTCTAACTATTTATGTAAAAGGTTATAATATGGGAACAAAAAATATAATTGATGCTATTAAAAAAAATGACCCAATAAAGCTACAAAAAGCACTGGATTTTTTTAAAGTTTCTACCAAAGAAGATTACGATCTAAACCAAGTTGTTCAAAAAAATGGTCAAAGATTACTACATATTGCTATAATGTATGGTAGTGAAACAGCGCTTTTATATTTGTTGTTAGAGCCATATGTAAATATAAATATAACTGATAATGATGGAAACACTCCTGCTCATTATGCCGTCATATATGAACAACCTAAGATCTTAGAATTTTTAAAAAATAATGGAGCAGATTTTTCTAAAAAAAATAATTATGGATGTACCTTAAAATGTTATATTCCAATTAAACCAAAAAAAGAAGAAAATAAAAGAATTAAAAAGCAATTGGAAAGTATATTGATGGATACTTCTAATCTTACAATGCTAGCAGATATTTCTTTAAAGCCTACTGAATTTCCATTAAAAAAGGAAATGGAGCCGAAAAAAATATATTTTAATCAAACTCAAGCTACCAACAATTCTTCTTTCTTTCATAACTTACCTAGAGAATTCGAATATCAAACTGAACCACTTGATTTGGCTAAATATGATAAACCTTTAAATTTAAGTATTACTTCTTGTTTTAAATAATTATTTTTTAAACCTCGCTTCAGCTATTTCTCGGGCGAGGTTTATGAGTTTTTCTCTATTTTTAGCATTAGGATTTTTTTCATATTCTTTGGCCATTTTAAGCATTTCTTGCTGACCATCATAAGGATCGGTTCGATGATGCGCTTGTTGATTACTTAAACCCGGAACTTGACTATTGAGTAATTGATCTCGATGGTTTAAGGCTTCATTCATTGCGTTTTCATCTCCTATCAGTGTATTTAAAACTGTTGCCTGTAAGGAAGCAGGATAATTTTTAGTGACATAATCTTGAACAACATTAAGCTTATCACCTAGAATCTTTTTTTTATCCTCCAACTGTGTTTGATAGTACTTTTGTTGCTCTGCCATGGCATATAGCGTTTTAGTAAATTGTTCTTGACTTAAATTCGCGGCTTTAGCCAATCCTTCAATTTCCTGTAACATTGTTTGAGGTAATGATACATCTGGCAAATGATAGCTTTCAGGGACTTCATAGTTTTTTAACCTCTCTTGTAATTCTTTGTTGTCATTAAAAACCTTGGCACTGTTTTTGTAGGCTTTTTCTAATTCTTCAACACTTTTATATTTACCCGCATAGAGTTTGGGTGTTTCTTCAACAGGTAATTCTTCAGTGATTTCACTCATCGATTTCTCCTTCAAGTAATTGGTTGATATGCGTTATGGTATGTTGAATATCACGCCAGACAGAACGACGACCATCGATCCAAGCAAAGCCTGATTCAGTAGGGATTGGAGTTTCTTCCATGATGCTATGAAATAATTGGTTTTTAAGGAATTCACTACCTAGTCCTTGTCCAAATAATAGAAATAAATCATATTGATCTTTATTAATGTGATCTTTTTTGAGTAATTGAATGAGTTTAACTTGCATTAGAATTGTACCTGTGCAGGTGATGGGATGGAGATGGGACTTGCTGATGTTGACGGAGTGGGTGTTTGGCTTTGTTGAATCTGTTGCGCCATCTGCTGCATAAAGTTAGCAAATTCCTGTTTAGATTTGATGAGTTTGGCAGGCAAATTGAGTTTATCGGCTAAGAACGGTAAAACTTCCTCCATCTTCGTTGCGGTTAATACAGCACCTTCTCCTCCAAACTGCTGAAGTATTTGGGCCAGCATCGTGAAATGACTTAAATCATCCTGTTTTTGTAGATCATAGAGTGGACTTTGAAAGTCAAAACGTAATAAATGAGATTTAATATTACTAATACTTTTGTCTTTGGAGAGTAAACGTCTCTTTGCTAATATTTTGGCACTGATGGTAAAGACTTGCTTAGGCAATTCATTGATCAAACGAGAAATATCGGTTGCACTGGTTCGTTGTGCTCGATTTTCTCGAATAGAGACTTCCGTTGCTGATTTAACTGGCGTATTGACTTCACCAATCGGATCGACTTGAAAGGCATCTCGTATAATTTGTCTCAGATCACGAATATGTTCTAAGACTTCCGGATACTCTGGCATTTGTAATGCTTCTAATGGATTTTTACCATTAGGATTACGTGCGATCATGGCCCCTGACCATCCTCTCCTGAATACATGCGGATTAAAGTATTTGTCCGCATCGTAAAACAAAGGAGGATTGGCTTTAAAAGCTAAACTCTTGCGACTGTATTCGATAATGCGATTGAGATCACGAATTGTCGGTAGTAAATCAATCCCTATGCCTCTTCCTTCGCATTCTCCGGGTCTCACTCTGTCGCGATAGATAATAATTTGATTATATTCTCGTTCAGTCTCCCATAAGGGGGTGAGTGGATCATTCTCTAAGATGGCATAGAGGTAGAATTTATCTTCTTTTAATTTGATTTGACCATAGATAACGGTAAATAACTCATTCGGCTGATCGATTAAATTTCTTTTGTTTTTATATTTTGGAAAATCTTCAAGAATCTTTCGTCCGCTCATCTTACATTGATACCAACAGGTATTTAAAACATCATCGGTACTGTATTCAACAACTAAGGTAATCGCTGGAATAGAACGGAAGTACAAAGGGGTGACATCATTTATGGACTCAATCCAAAGGGCCGCCGTTCCCCCCACTAAATCTAAATTACTGGATGCCACCATGCGCGCTAAATTGGACTGATTGAGATAAAAGAAAATTTGATCATTAATTTCATCTAAAAGCGGTTTCTGTTCACTGATCTGATTAGCGTTAATAAGATGCGAATCTAAGCTTAATTTTCCCCAAACACGATCTTGGGGTAGTAACAGTCCATGCAGATCATTAGCACGCTGATACGCGCTTAAAAGCGCTGTATTATCCCACATTTGCAAACTGGGGGGTTTGCCTTGATCTTGAAAATTAAATTTGATGTTAAACGCATCTCGATCGGGGATAACATAGGTATATAAATCTTTATAGAGCGCTAACCATTTATCTTTGTAACGTTTACTTTCTTCATAGCGCGTATAGAGCGTAGCTAAATTCATTGATTAGGATTATCTGGATTATTAAACGATTGGGCACCTTGTCCTTGGATGATAGCCATGCGTTGTTCAACAATGGCTTGTCGTTTTTGTTCTATTTCTTCTTTTTGTTGGCGTATCTGTTCTTCCAATAAACGATTGGCTTCATCATTGCCACTGCCTCCACCACTCATAATCGTCTCCAGCAGCTTAAAAGCTCATAATTACGTTGTTCTTGTAATTGGATTAACTTCTTAAAGAGATGCTTTGGATTAAATGTCCAGCCAATATCAATGCCACTAAAATAACGACAGACTTCATTACAGGTATACCATTTGAAGGGCCAGGATTGGACTTTTTTCTTTGTTTTTACTAGCACTGCAACAAAAGCACTGAGCATCGGTAATTTCTTAATCGCATTTAAATTTTTATTCACATCATTGCTCTTTAAAATACGATAAGTAAAACCAGTCGGTGCTATTTCAAATAAAATACAATGATCACCTTCATAACAAAGCAAGGCACAATGAACAAAGTGTTTACTAAAAGTAAATAATCGGTATTTGCCAATGCCCTGGTTATAAAATAAAAAGACCGCGATCAATTAATTTTCCTAAGCTTTACTAAAACCTTTTGTAACAATAAGCGTTTTTTTAATAAACCTTTGGGTATGGATTTAGACATGGGGTTTTAACAATTCCTCGATATGATCAATTTGTTCTTTCATCTGTAACAATTCTTGAGCACAGCTTGAAAACTCTAAGGGAAATCTTCTCTCCAAAATCCAAGCACGAGCTTGCCAACCCTTTTCTCCTTGTTTAATTTCATTAAGTAACTCTTTGATAGCATGACATTGTTTCTTTTTTATAGTGTAGGAAAACTGCGCTAATTCACTGTGGGTTTTTCCAGCTTGAATATCAGCTAAACCTTGGTTTATCCAATCATTTAATGTTGAACGATCGATCCGATGAGCTTCAGCAACGATCTTATATGGAACTAGTTGGGCAATATCTTCAATGATATCCTCTGCTAAAGCTTTATTAAATTTAGTGGGTCGTGCCATGATTATCTCCCTTTATCCACAAAAATAGGCTTAGCATCATTAACATAACGTTGTTGTACTAAACGATGTGCTGTTTGGGAGTGTTGAATGGCTAATTGTCGATAAAAGGAATCTTTTGAAGAGGAATCAGGATGTTTATTTATACTCATAGACGTATTTCTGTAAAGAATTTTTTATGAGTATGAAAGCTAGATAAAAGAAATACTAGCGACTAGATGACGTACCTTTTTAAGGAATTTTACGTCTTATTATCAAACCAATGTGAAGCAACGTCATCATATAAAATAGTCTCAAATGTAGTGTAACGGGTTTTACATTTAGGACAAAATAATCGTCGTCGGTGCATTTTGCCCTCATAGATCATTCTAGAATTAATTACATAGGTCTTAAAATAGTTGCAATTAGAATTAATACATTTCATTTAATATCTCTCTTAATATTAAGAAGTTTAGCTAATCGGTTATTTTCATTTTTTAATCGTTGTTTTTCTTGTTGTTTTCTCTTTAATCGCATTTGATAAGCTAGGGTGATTTGTAGTAGTTTTTTTATTAACATATCCTTTTCTTTTCTCCTTTTTATTTGTTCCAGATCAAATCATTATTCACTAAGCACCACTGACAGCAAGGGACTGTATCGTGAACAAAGCTAGCCCATGTTTTTATTTCACCACAGTTCTGACAATGAACTGTTTTAGTGTAAATAGTAGAAGGCACTTCAGGATCTAATCCCTTTAGCATGATATAGGTCTCTACTATGGCTTTTAGCATAGCTGGATTATCTTTCATTTCATCCCAATCATCAGCTGCTAGAGTTTTTAATTGGATTAACTCTAAGCCAAAATAGGGTTTTTCAGGGCGCAACTTTTTAGAAGTTTTTTGAGGTAAAAAATTGCTAGTCTTTTTGAGAGCTATTTGGCAAAAATAATTTTCTGTATGATTCTCTAAAGCCTTATCCGCTAAGGCTTTGAGCCCTATTAAGGGTTTTTTTAGTAAGGGCTGATCTCTTTGGTTTTGGCCTGAAATTGCTAGTTGCGCTCCCTTAAGAGGCGCAACTGGCAACTTAGCTTGTGTTTGGATTATTGTTGAATTATTTTGCATCATGTGAAATAGCTCCTTCAGCCCGTGCTCGTTTAAGATGACGGCTAATTCTGGATTTGCTAATTCCTAATTCAAAAGCCATTTCTTGTTGGCTTAAACCTTCCTGAGCAAGTTCTACGACCTTTTCAAAAGTTGATTTCTCTAAAGTTTTTAACTCCCAGAGTTGTTGATTATCTTTTGTAACCAATTTGACGAGTAAAGGTTGTGCCGATTCACCACAAAATGAACGTGCTTTTTCAAAATGAATTTCAAAACTAGCCCCTTCACTCGGGTCGTAATCATTAGGATGTTTTAAAACGATGACGGTATCTAATACATCCTCTCGTTTGCTTGTCCCACGTGCATTGCCATTCTTAGCAGCATGATGAACAAAGAGAACCGAACGGCCCTCTGAACGCATGCGTAATGCCCAAGCTTGTACCAATAACCAACCTTCAGCTTCATTTTCTTTTCCAGTTCGGCATAAAGTTGAAATATTATCCACCACAATAAATTCAACATCCTTTAAAAAAGGCTCAATAGCTTGCTGTCCTTCTAATGTAGATAAATCAGGCATTCCCCTATTCTGAATATCGGGAGTGAGAATAGTAAAAGGCGCTTGTGCTTCCCTTTCATGAGATATTACGATAGAGGCTAGTCTCTCTTGCATCGTTGCAGCTGGCATTTCTCCATCAAGATATAAAACTGAACAGGGTTTATTTGCTTTCCAACCTAAAAAAGAACCCCCACTGGCTACAGCATAGGCAATATTCAAAGCCACGTGAGTTTTTCCCACTCCGCGTTTAGCATAAAGCATTGCTAATCCTTGTTTGGGTAACCAAGGAGATAGGATCAGTTCCCGTTGAGCAATATTGAGTGTTAGAAAATCAACTAAAGTAATGAGCTGTAATTTATTTTCTGGAGAAAGAGTATCACTTAATTGCTGAATCTTATTTTCTAACCAAACTAAAGTTTCCTTAGAATTTTTATGCGTGACATAATCATTTAAAAGCTTTCCTATCTCAATTAATTGACGACGATTCGAATGTTCTTTAATAATATCAACATAAGCACCAATATTCGATGTGCCGAATGTTGTTTTCATTAACTCCATCACATAAATTTCACCCTTTATTTCTTTTAACTCTGGGATGGTTTTAACGACCTCACTTAACGTTAGAGCATCAACTTTTTCTCCTTTCTTTATTTTATTTATAATTTGTCTTTATTTTATTTATAATTTGGTCAAATAAAATTTGATGTTCTAATTGATAGAAATCCTTAGATGCTAAATGATCACTGATGCCTGACCAAATAACATTATCCAGTAATAATCCACCTAAAACGGCTTGTTCGGCTTGTAAGGAATGAGGAATTTGAACAGTCATGCAATGTGCTCCTATTATAAGAAATCGAATGATTCGGTTAAATTATTTTTTCTATTCTTGTAATCATCGTTATTGATTGTTTGTTTTCCTTTTTTTACAACTCGAATACTTTTTTGTTTGTTATATAAATATTCGGCAATTTCACCTGCTTTAGAAATTGATATTTTTCCTTCTAGGACTTGTAAGATGAGTGTACGGCTACCATGGCGTAAGATTTTATTAAGCATTCTGTAAACATAACCACTACCAAACCCAAGCGCTCGAGCAGCAAAATCTCTTGTTTTAATTCCTTGAACTTGTGGGGGAAGATCCACAAGTTCATCAAGATCAGTCCGTCTTCCTTGTCGTTTCCCAATAAATTTTTCAAAAGCATTTGTAATAGCAGTTCGTTCATATACATCAAAGGTTTTAAGTAAATATCGAACTTCATATTTTTTATTTCGTAAATCTTCTAGTGATATATGCCAAGCAAATACTGATTTTTTACGACATTTTTTCGCAACTTCAATATGCTCTAAACCATAGATAAGATGAAGATTTTCATCGACACAAATTGCACGACAATTAGATAGAGGTAAGTTTTTTTGGTGAAGAAAACTGAATATATCTTCGGGAAAAATAATTTTGTTTAAAGGTGTTTTAACAAGAGAACAAGGAATATTATCAAGCTCTGTATAGTATTTAATTTTCCAAGGAATAAGTTCTTTAAATTTGATTTTACCCTTACTTTCTTTTTCGATACGCGAAGCAACTTCAGGGTGAATTGGTTTTCCTTCAAGATAACGATAAATACTTGCTCGGCTAATTTTGAGCTTTTTAGCCATTTTTGAAATATTCCCAAAAAATTTAATCGCACTTCTAATTAATATTTCTTGCATATGACTCCCTATTTATTATTTTTATTGTGTATGTATTTTAAATAAAAAAAATGTCCACATTTGGACATTTTTATGAAGTAAAATTTGTTTAATAAAAAAACAAAAATAGGAACAAAAAAATGCAGCCTCGATTAATACGTTTACGTGATGCCCCAAATTATTTAGGAATGGATCGACATCGATTTAATGAAGAAGTAAGGCCTTATTTAATTATTATTCCTATTGGAGAAATAGGAATTGCATTTGATCGACTTGATTTAGACGCTTGGTTGGACGATTATAAGCAATGTAAGGGTCGTCCTCCATTAAAGGGGAGACCAATATGGGAAGAAAAAAAATGCCAGGACTCGTTAAGCGCGGGAACATCTGGCACATTAACAAAAAAGTCAACGGGCGCCGCATTTCAGAAAGCACTGGATCAAGCTCGCTCGAAGAAGCTGAACGCTATTTAGTTCATCGGCTTGAGCAGATCAGACAGGCCAATGTTTATGGAATAAGGCCAAAGCGAACTTTTAGAGAAGCTGCAACGAAGTATTTATTGGAAAACAAACATAAGGCGAGTATTAAAGAAGATGCGCGTTGGCTAATGTTTCTCGATCCATTAATTGGAAATATGACATTGGAATCTATCCATATGGGGAGCTTGCAATTCTATATACAATTGAGAAGAGAATCTAAGGTTAAAGCGCGAACTATTAACTATGGATTGCAAACCATTCGTCGTATATTAAATTTAGCTTCTGGTGAATGGCTTGATGAACATGGCCTTACTTGGTTATCCAATGCGCCTAAAATAAAGTTGTTACCAGAAGATGATAAACGTAAACCATTCCCTTTGAATTGGGATGAACAAAGAAGGTTATTCTCAGAATTACCTATTCATTTAAGAAGAATGGCGTTATTTGCTGTTAACACTGGTTGTCGTGATCGAGAAATTTGCCGTTTAAAATGGGAGTGGGAAATCCCAGTGCCTGAACTGGAAGTTTCTGTTTTTATAATTCCTGGACATTATGTTAAAAATAGACAAGATCGTCTAATTGTATTGAATAAAGTAGCGAGTCTAGTTATTCAGGAAGTAAGAAATAACCATTCAGATTATGTATTTACCTTTAAAAATAAACCTATTACAAGGATGTTAAATTCAGCTTGGAAGAAGGCGCGCATACGGTCAGGATTGCCTAAAGTAAGAGTGCATGATTTGAAGCATACATTTGGACGACGATTGCGTGCGGCCGGTGTAGGATTTGAAGACAGGCAAGATTTATTAGGTCATAAGAATGGACGTATTACTACTCATTATTCAAATGCTGAATTAAATAATCTTTTACTGGCGGCAAATATGGTTTGTGAAAGTGAACAAGGACCTCACTTAACTTTACTTAGGATGAATCAATGCAAAGGAGGTCGCGCAAAAGTCGCGCAAGGGAATTTAAGAACACAGTTAAAGATAGTATAA